GAACAACATGGTCGGGCTGCGCGCCGAGCGGTTTATCAACTGGGCGAAAGCGAACGCGAACGCCGTCAAGTACCTGACCGCGGCCGCCTGGCCGGCACCATCCGGCAACACCGGCGAGACGGTTGCCATGCCGGGCGGCACGGTCACGAACGGCAAGGCGGCGAAAGAGTAGCGCCGCATGGGCCTCCTGAGCGCCGTCCGGTCGCGGCTGGGGTCATTCCTGACACCCGTCCGTCCGGCCGGCGTGACGGCTGGCGGCTGGACGGGCGTTGTCCGCGAACCGTTTACCGGCGCCTGGCAGAGCAATCAGGAGATCACGATCGACACCGGTCTGAGCAATCCCACGGTGTTCCGCTGTGTGTCGCTCATCGCCGGCGACATTTCCAAAACGCCGTTGAACCTCGTGGCGCTCGACGCGAACGGCATTTGGATCGTGACGAGCTCGCCGGCGTTTTCACCCGTGCTCCGGAAACCGAACCGCTACCAGACGATCGGGCAATTTCTCGAGCAATGGATCCTCTCTAAGCTGCTCTGGGGCAATGCCTACATCCTGAAGGAGCGCGATCAACGCGGCGTCGTGATCGCGCTCTACGTGCTCGATCCGGCGAAAGTCACGCCGCTCGTGGCGCCGGACGGCGACGTGTATTACCAGCTCGACGCCTCCGACCTGGCCGGGATTCCGGAGGGCGGGATCGCCGCGCCGGCACGCGAGGTCATTCACGACCGCTGGAACTGCGCCTTTCATCCGCTCGTCGGCCTGTCGCCGCTCTACGCGTGCGGCACGGCGACGCTCACCGCGAACAATCTCCAGAACTCGAGTAGCACGTTTTTCGGCAAGGGCGGCCGGCCGACGGGGATGCTCGTCGCGCCGACGGAGATCACGCCGGAGACGGCCGCGCGCCTCAAGGCGCAATGGGCCGCGCTCGGGCCGGGCGATACCGCGATCGTCGGCTACGGCATGAAGTACGAATCCATCGACACGACGGCCGTCGACGCGCAATTGACCGAACAACGCGACGCCACCGTCGCCACGATCGCCGGCTGTTTCGGCGTGCCGGTGAGCTACGTCGACAGTACCAAACAGCCGCCGTACGCGAACTCCGAAGCGACGCAGCTCCAGTACCACGCGCAGTGCCTGCAAGTGCATATGGTCAGCCTCGAGCGCGCGCTCGACGAGGGGCTCGAGCTCCCGGCGCCGTACGGGACCGAGTTTGATCTCGACGCGTTGATCTGGATGGATCAGGCGACGCGCTCGGCCGGCGCGAAGGAGGGCATCAGCTCCGGCGCGCTCACGCCGAACGAAGCGCGGCGCAAGTTCTACGGGCTCGGGCCAGTCGAGGGCGGCGACACGCCGTACCTCCAGCAGCAGCAATACTCGCTCGCCGCGCTCGCCGAACGCGACGCCGACGCGCCGTTCTCGAAGCCGCCGACGGGGCCGCCGGCTGCCATGCCCGGTACCCCGTCCGAGGAGGCCGTCGCCGCCGCGGTCGGCGCGCTCGCGGAGGCCGAGTAGTGGCGCCGGTCACCTTTCCCGGCCGCGTCACGATTGCGACGGCGCTCGTGCCGATCGCCGAGATGAAAGCGCACCTCCGGATCACCGACACGGCGCACGACGCCGACGTGTCGGCGATGGCGCTGGCGGCGCAGGACGCGATCCTCGCGTACCTCACGACGGCCGCCGATCCGGCCTGGACGCCGGCCACCGTGCCGCGGCCCGTCGCGCACGCGATCAAGCTGCTCACGACGTACCTCTACGACCTGCAACGCGGCGACGCCGACGAGCAGACCGACGAGCCGCGCGTCTGGGTGGATATTCGGCATTTGCTCGGCCGGCACCGGGATCCGACGCTTGCCTAGCCTGGCCACCTACCGGCACCGGGTGACGCTCGAGGCGCCGGGCGATCCCGTGCCGGATCCGGACGGCGGGTTCTCGGAAGTGTTTACGCCGCTTGTGCCGGCGAGCTGGGACTGCTCGATCGAGCAACCGGGCGCGCGCACGCTCGAGGCGATCGGCGCCGGCTCCGTCGTCTCGCAGGCGACGCACCTGCTCAAGGGGCGGTACCACCCTGGGATCACGACGCAGACGCGCGTCACCTTCAACGGCCGGATCCTGAGTGTGCTGTACGTCGCGAACCGGGACGAGCGCGGGATCGAAACCGATCTCGTGTGTGCGGAGGTCGTCGCATGACGCAAACGATGGCGATGTATATCCAGGCGCTCGAGGGCTGGCCGGTGGAGGTCGCCGACGCGGCGCGGCCGATCATCGAACGCCACGCGAAAGCCGCCTTCGAGGAGATCAAAGCCGGGTACCCGGTCGTCACCGGCCGCTTGCGCGACGGGCTCTACCTCAAGGACACCGACAAGGGACCGTTGCACCCGTCCGTCACCGTCGGCAATGACGTCGAGTACGCGTTGATCTTCGAGGCCGGCGGGATGACGACGGCCGGGCCGAAACCGGCCGGCCGCGTGTTCATTCCGATCACCGTGCGCGAGCGCCGCGCGATGCGCGCCGAGGTCGTCGAGCTCCTGGAACGGAGCGCGCCGCGTGGCTAGGCCGGCCACGAGCGCGATCGATCGCGTGCTGCTGACCGTCTTGCAGAACGACGCACCGCTCGCCGCGCTCCTGCCGGACGGCGTCTACGGCTACCTGGCGCCGGCCGGGCTCAAGGCGTTCGGCCTCGTGACGGTCGTCGACGCGGACGATGAAGGCGTATTCGGCCACCGTGGCGCCGAAGGGCGCCGGTATGCCGTGCAGGCGCTCGGGCTGTCGCGTGACGTGGCGCTCGAGCAGATCAAGGCCGCCGGCGATCGGATCGATGCGCTGCTCGAGGGCGCGGCGCTGTCGACGCCGGCCGACTACGGATCGATCGACTGCGTGCGCGACGGCTCGATCGATACCTCCGCGCGCGACGAGGTCGACAAGACGCTCTACTGGCACCATTTCGGCGGGTTTTATCAAGTCACGGCGTACTGGCCGGACGCGCTCACTCTGGAGGATCTCAATGTCGATTAAGACCGGCCGATACGGCAAAGTCTCGTGGGACGCGGCAGGCGGCTCGACGCTGGTGCAGATCGTCTCGATCAACACCTGGACGGGCAATTTTGCCACCGATTTTGAGGACGTCACCTGCTTTGGCGATACCAACAAGGTTTACATTCCCGGCCTGATGGATATTCAGGGCTCGTTCGGCGGGTTCTGGAACTCGGCCGAGCTCGCGCTGTTCAAGGCGGCGATGTCGCCGACGCCAGGCACGCTGCAACTGATGCCGAACACGACCGAAAGCGCCTTCTTCTGGCAAGGGCTCGCGTACCTCGACGCCTCGATCGATTGCTCGCTCACGGCGCCGAAGATTACCGGCAATTTCCGCGCGGCCGGATCGTGGACGTCACCCGGCCAGGTGCTCGCGACGGGCGCCGGACCTGGCACCGGCAACGGCACCTTCACGCCGGCCAACGCGACGCCACCGCAGAACTTCGCCGCGCTGTCGACCGTCACGGCGTCGCCGGCCACGAACTGGACGACCGGACAGTTTATCCAGCTCGGCGACGGCTCGCGCGCGAACTGGAACGGGACGGCGTGGGTCGCCGGCGTGCACGCCTGACGCATGTTCGACGCGATCACGCTGCGCGGACTCGAGGCGGCCGTCGTGTGGGGCTATCACACGGCGGCCGTCTGCAACGCGTGGACGATTACCCGCACCGAAGGCGGCTGGGCGCTCGAGGCGACGCTCGCGCGTGCGGACGCGTTTAAGCTCCGGCAACCGGATCTGAAATTCACGGCGCCGCGGAAGGGCGGGTACTTCTGCTGGCCGATCCTGAGTGTCACCGTCGGCACGGCGTCGATCCTCGCGACGCTCGGGCCGCCTGAGAGTTAAGCCCCTATGCGCTTTGTCTACCCGGCGACCGATACGCTCACGCTCCCGAACGGCGATACGCTCACCGTGAAACGCCGGCTCAATGTCGGCGAGCAACGCGAGAGTTTTACCGCCTGCTCGACGCTCGTCGACCAGGGGGAGGGCCGGTACGACCGGGTGATCGATCCCCTGCTCGTCGGCCGCGCGCAAGTCGCGGCGTACCTCGTCGACTGGTATTCCGCCGAGGATCCGGCGCCGCCGATTCGCGATCTCGACCTGGCCGGCCGCATGGCCGTGCTCGACAACCTCGAGGACCTGGCGCCGATTCGCGAGGCGATCGCCGCGCACGAGGCCAAACAGGCCGCCGCGCGAACCGAGGAAAAAAAACGCCAGGCTGGGATGACGCCCGGCGATCCGATCTCGCGCTCGCCGTCCGCACTGGCTGGCGCGTCGACTGGATAAGGGAACTCGATCCCGATGACTACGCGATCCTCGTGGAGCTCCTGAGTGGCGATCCTCACTGAGTTTGACGCCAACTTTAACAAGCTGAAAGCGGCCGTCGCGGACGCGACGATCACGCTCAAATCCTTCACGGTCGACACCGACAAGGTCAATACCGCGCTGTCGAAAATGACCGATCGGTTCAGCGGCGCCAAGGTGATCGAACAGGCCACGCTGATGGCCGAGGCGATCGAGCGCGTCGGCGGCGTCTCGCAGCTCACCGAGAAGGAGCTCGCGCAGATTGCGCCGACGGTCGACGAGGCGATCGCGAAACTCGAGAAGATGGGGCAGACCGTGCCGGAGGATCTCCGGCAGATCGCCGACGAGGCGAAGGGCGCCACCCACGAGCTCGGCGGGATCAGCGGCGCCGTCGAAACGCTCGCCACGACCGTCGTCGGGTACTTCACCCTGGACGCGATCACGCGCTATATCGGCGCCGTGATCGAGGCCGCCGATCAATTGCAGACGATGGCCGTGCGCGCCGGCACGACGCTCGAGGAGATCCAACGCCTCGATCAGATTGCGGGGCAGACGAGCACGTCGGTCGAGGCGCTCACCGGCGCCATGCAGGGACTCGAGTCGCGGATCGGCAAGGGCGACGCCGGCGTGTCGGCCGCGTTCAAGGATCTCGGGATCAACCTGCGGGAATTCGAGCGCCTGGGGACGTACGACAAGCTCCTGCAGATCAACGGCGCGCTGCGGGACATGGAAGATCCCGCGAAACGCGCGCGCACGCAGAATGAGCTGTTCGGCAATAGCTGGAAGGAACTGGCGCCGGCCATGCTCGCCGACATGAAGGCGATCGGCGAGGGCGCGCACCTGATGGCCGACAACAACATGAAGGCCATGGCGCAGGCGAAGAACGACTGGACGGACTACGTCAAAGATGTCCGCGCGAAACTGGGTGATCTCGTCGGGGCGGTGCTCGAGGCGAAAGGCTGGATCGATAAGACGCTCGGGCCGACGGGCTACGTCAAGGGCGGCGTCGGAGCCCAAGACGATCAAGCGGATCTCCTGGCGACGCTCAAGGCGATCAAACCGCTGACGCTGCCGGTGATCGAAGGGTTTCAGGACATCGGCCACGGCTACGAGGAACTGGCCGCCGAGTCGGCGAAGTGGGACGAGAAAACCCGCGAGAGTATGCGCCTCAACAAAGAGGCGGCCGACGCGATTACGGCGTACTGGGAGGGCGTCGCCACGGTGCTCGAGCGCGTCACGGGTACCGACGCGATCGGCGGCGCGCAACAGTGGGCGGATGTCAAAGCGCGCCTGGACGATCTCGGCGTCTCGCTCACGTCGCTGTCCTCGCGAGACCTGGTCGACTTCGACAAGGCGCTCGGCGAGGCGCTCGACGCGATGGCACGCACCGGCCAGGGCTCGAGCGCACTCTCAGTGCAGTGGGGCGCGCTGCAGCGCGACGTACGCGCCGCGCTCGATCAGTTCAATAACGTCGGGCCGCAACTCGATCAGGCGATGATCGACGCCGAGCGCGCGGCGACGACCGCGGCCGCGGCCGAAGTCGCATACCGCCAGGCGCTGTACGATGCGGCCGTCGCCGAGGACAACGCCGCGCTCGCGGCCGCGCGCAAAAACGCGGAACTGCGCGCCACCGCCGACGCCGCCGACGCCGCCGCGAAGTCGATGCAGACCTACACGATGGCGTCGGCCTATAGCACCGGCGATCTGAACGACCAGGCGGCGCGCACCGGCGGCCGCATTGCGACCGATTCCTACGGCAACAAATACGTGTACATTCCCGGCGTCAACGCGCCGCCGGGCCGCGCGGCCGGAGGGCCGGTGAGTGCCGGCTCGAGCTATCTCGTCGGCGAGAAAGGGCCGGAGCTCTTTACGCCGAGCGCGAACGGATCGATTAGTCCGAACGGCGCCGGCGCGGTCGTGAATAACGTATTTAACCTCGTCGACACCGAATCCAACCTCGCACGCCGCGTCAGCGAACAGATCCTCCGCACCGTGACGCAGGCGCGCCGGATCTGAGCATGGCCGTCGCCAGCAATAACGCGATCCTCAACATTGGCCGGCTGAACGCCTTCCGGCTGAACTACGTCGAGCCGGCGCTCCGGCGGCCGCGCGAAGCGCACCTGTCGATTACCCTCGACGGCGTGCCGCTCAAGGTCCGCGTCGGCTCGCTGTCCATTCACGACGTGATCAACGACGCGCCGAATACGTGCACGCTCACGGTCGACGACGCCACGCCGCCAACGGTCGGCGGCCGGCTGCGCGTCGTGCTCGGCGTCGATCCGTCGTACCTGCTGTTCGCCGGCCGGCTCCAGGCGGCGCAGCAAAGCTACGTCGGCCGCGTGCACGCCGACGTCTGGGACTGTGAAGCGATCGACGACACCGCGCGCGCGGACTGGCTCCGGCCGTTCGGCGCCTGGGAGAACACGAGCGCGACGACGGTCGCGCAACAACTCGTCGCCTGGTTCCTGCCGGGCTACTCGAGCGCCGGCGTGCAGCTCGATCTCCCGCCGGTCACGCTGTACCTCGACGGCACCGAACGCGTGAACGGCGCGCTCCGGCTGCTCGCGAAACTGATCGGCGGGTATTACTACTTCGATGATTACGTGCTGCACCTGTTCCAGGGCAGTGAACTACTCGACAATCCGCACCCGATCATGGGCGCGCCGGGGGAACTGCTCGAGGAGCCGCGGCTCGTGGCGACGTCGGACGATAGCCAGATCCGGACGCGCTGTTACGGCAAGGGCCACGGCGAGGCGACGCTCGCGGCCGTCAACGCCGGCGACACCGTGATCCCGATCGCAAACGCCGTCATGTTCAACCCGTCCGGCGGCCGGGCGATCTCCGAGTGGCAACGCCTGAGTTATACCGGCACGGCGATCGGCGGGACCGGCGCGCTCGTCGGGCCGGGTGTGACCCCGTCGGCGGCGCCGGTCGTCGCCGGCGCGGCGGGAACGGGGATCGATCCCGGCGCGCACAGCTACGCCTATGTCTGGGTGACGGCGGCCGGGAAAACGCTCCCGTCGCCCGTGGCGGCCGTCACCGTGGGGAATACGCCGACGCCGACGACGGCGCCGACGCTCGCCGCGGACGGCAGTACCTGGTCGAATCAGGCGGGACACGTCGTGGGGGATACCCTCCAAGTCGCCAGCGTGTTTAGTGGAGACATCAACTGCACGATCGGCGTCTCGCCGCTCCTGGTCGGCGCGTCGATCGTCGTACCCAAATGGAACGGGGCCGGGAACAATCCCGCCGTGATTGTGGCGACAGTCGCGTCATACGTGCGACCGTCGGCGCTCGCCGCGTTTGCCCATATTTTTGTGAGTCGGAACGGCGGGACGTATCTCCGTGAGCTCGCCGCGTCGCAAAATATCGGCGTGCCGGTTGGGACCGCGGTACCGATATTGACGGCCAACCTCGCGACGTATGGGTCGGCGCCGCCGTACCCCGGCGCTAATCCGGCTGTCGGGCGCGTCGCGCTGAGTGGCATCGCCGTGGGTCCCAGTGGCGTGACGGCGCGCGAGATTTACCGCACGGCCGCCAATCAAACGCCGCTCAAGCTCCTGGCCGTGTGGGCCGACAATACGACGACCACCGGGCTCGACGTGCTCGCCGATTCGACGCTGGGCGCGGCACCGCCTGGCGCCGATACCTCCGGGATCCAGATGCCGGCCGGCCAGGTCCTGCCGGGCGCGGCGACGGTCCCGGTCAGCAGCACGGGCTGGGCGCTGCCGAGCGGCGGCTGGGCCGTCGTCGGCAACGGGCAACAAGTGATCCGGTACACCGGCGTCTCGGGCAACACGATCACCGGGATCCCGGCCACGGGCAACGGCAGTCTCACCGCGGCCGTCAACTACAACTCGACGATCAGCGGCGCGCCGCTCCTGCTCGGCGTGAACGCGGCCGGCTTTACCGGGCTGGGCGCGGCGCTCATCAAAGGCGCACCCGTCAACATTTGGATCGAATACACCGACACGATCGCGGCGAGCGAACTCGCCGCGCGCGTCGGCGGCTCGGGGATCGTCGATCAGCTCATCGTCGACGAACGTCGCGGCGAGACGTCGCTCCTGGCGCTCTGCCGCGCCGATCTCGCGCTCTACAGCCGGCCGATCGTCACGGTCCGGTATACGGCGTTTGATCCGCGCTCGCGCGCCGGCCGGCAGGTGCAGATCCTCCTGACGCAGCCGGCGATCAACCGCGTACTCACCATTCAGGACGTGACGATCACGACGAGCGGCACGAACAGCCGGCCGCGGTTTGCCGTGACGGCGAGCTCGGTGCACACGTCGCTCGAGGATCTGCTCCGGCGGATGGTCGGAACCTTAGAGGAGGGATTCTAATGGCGGTCATCAACCGCGCGCCGTTCAATGCGCTCGTCGACGATTCCGGCAACGGGACATCCGGATCGATCTGGAACAAGGCGGCGATTGCCGGGACGATCCTCGACCCCGTCGACGCGGGATTGTCGGCGGCGTGGGTCAATTGGACGATTCCCGCCGGGAACATTACCAACGACGGTGGAGTCCCCCAGACCTTCACCGTCCAACATAGTCGCTGGCGCCCGATTGGCAATAACGCCGTACTGTGGACCGTCGGTCTCAATCCGATGACGCTGACGACGGCGACGAACAGGCTCTATGTCACCGGGACGCCGTTTCAAATGCTCACGGTCCCGTCTACGTACATTGCGCCCGTCGCGTTTTGCCAGCTACCGGCGTATGTCGCCGCGGTGAATAGCGGCGCGGTCGCGCTCTGTCGATTTGACGGCGGGAACTGGGCGGCGGGCGGCGCATGGTTTTTCTTTGCGATTACGATTGAGGCGACGACGTAATGGCGCCGACGCAATACGTCCAAAAACCGTACAAGGTCTGGGCGGAACAATACCTGGAGGGCATGCCGCTCCCGGACGCGGTCACGCGCGACGGGCTCTGTGTCTGTACGACCTATCCGCCATTCGCCGACGGCCGGCCGCACGTCCACGGCGGCTCGAAATGTTGGGAGGTTCATTCCGGCGATTGGATCTGCCAGGCACTGTGGACGCCGCACGAGTGGTTCGTGATTCCGGACGCCGAATTTCAGGATCGGTTCTGACGGCGTGGCGCCGGGCTGGCTGCTCCTGCTCGCGCTCGTCGGGCTGTACCTACTCGCGCGCGCCGGCCGGCGCTAGCGGTCTTTCAGCCGGGCGCGCGCCTGGCGCGCCGTGCGGGATCGCCGCTCGCGCTCTTGATCCTCCCACATGAGCACCATCGCCTCGACGACCGCGGCCGCCTTGCGTGGATACTTGGCGGCCAGGCGGTCGTATTGCTCGTGCGGGGAGAGGGCGGCAAACGCCGTGGACCGGGGCAGGGCGGGAGTAGTCGCGGCTCGCACTAGACGCCTCCGACGGGTTGGGGATGGTCGCCGGCGGCCGCGGGAATCTGGCCGCGAAAACCCGTAGCCTACATCAGAATTCGCGTCTACACCGTCCGGTGTAAGGCGATCATTCCTTCCGGCGCATCCGCTCGTGAATGGTCCGGCGGCCGGGTTTGCGGGGATCGGGATCGCCGATGATCTCGAGGAACAACGGCAAGAAGCGCGGCTTATCGCGCACCGCCTCGAGCAACCGCAATTCCGACGGCGTCAGGTCCGCGAGAAACTCCCGGCCCGGCTCCCGCATCAGATCCGCCAGCGACAGATTGAGGATCCGCGCGAACGCGGCGAGGTCGTCGACCTTCAACTCCACTTCGCCGGTCAGGATCTTGTGCACCTTGCTCTGGCTCCACGACTCGCCGGTGTACGCCTCGAGGCGCTCGGCGGCGACGCGCTGGGTGAGCCGGCGATGGAGGAGCTCGTCGCGCACGCGGGCGCGGACACGCTGGGAGACGTCAGGGGGCATTTCCACGTCAGTCTCGGACGAACGCCTGGGGGTATGCAACGGATCCTGATTCGGATTATGCATCAACGGCCGGGCCGTTTGCATTACGAATCTAAAATCGGGTAGTGTCTCGGCGTGCAGAAGCGTAAACAGGTTCAGCCGCTCCGGCGGTCGTATCCGACCTTATTGAAGTGGCGCCAGGCGCAGGGGCTCAGTCAGCGCGACGCGGCCGCGCGGCTCGGGATGACGCAGACGTCGTATTCGCGCGCGGAGCTCGGCGAGGTCTGTCCGCGCAAGGACGCGCTCCGGCGCGTGATTGCGGAAACCGGCGTGCCGCTCGAGGTGTTAGTGGGGATCGCGTGAGGCGTGAATCCGAATCGGCCGACGATCGAATCGAAACCGGGCGTACCGTGCGCTGTGAATCTGAATCAGGGGTTTTGCGGTCAGGCGACCAAGCCGATCCTATGCATTTACTGGGTAAAAGTATAGGGTCTGATAATGTATGTTCTGTTGTCAATCTGAATCGGATTCAGGGTCAGATCCAACCCGCCAGCGAAAACAGCAGTACACGCATTTGTGAATCGTCGGCCAGTACGCGCTCGTTTCGCCCCTGCTCGGCGATCTTGTCATCCAGAAAGCGCACGGCCGGATTCTGGTCGTCGCGCAGGAACGCGATCATTGTGTCGCGGTACTCGCCTAACGTCGCCGGGCAGGGCTGGCCGGTCTCATCCGTTCGCATACGCTCCAACCTTACGCATTTTCTGACTACGGCGCAAGCCGGGATCGGCGCGCTCGTGTGCCGGCTCTTTCGCGGCCACGCCTGGATCCGCACCTACTACCGCGGCCGCATTTATCTCGAATGTTGCCATTGCGGCGCCAGGACGGCCGGATGGGAGGTACTCACGTGAACACCGCCATTGCCGAACGGCCAAAGGGCGAGCTCGTGGCGCCGGCCGTGACGGCCGAGCAAACCGCGCTGATCAAAGCCACGATCGCCAAGGATGCCACCGACGCCGAGCTCCAATTGTTTTTCTACGACTGCGCGCGCCAGGGTGTGCACCCGCTCGATCGGTTGATCCATTTCACGAAGCGCAAAGGGAAGTACACGCCGGTCACGTCGATTGACCTGATGCGCTCGCGCGCGGCCGATACCGGCGAGTATGCCGGCAACGATGACGCCGTGTTTATCGGCGCGCCCAAGGGCGACGAGTGGGCGGCGACGGTCACCGTGTGGCGGCTCGTCCAGGGGCAACGCTACCCATTCAGCGCCACGGCACGCTGGCCGGAGTACCGGCCGGACGATAACGACTTCATGTATCGCCGGATGCCCCACACGATGCTCGCCAAGTGTGCCGAGGCGCTCGCGCTCCGGAAAGGCTTTCCGCGGCAGCTCGCCGGCCTGTACGCGCAAGAGGAAATGGCGCAAGCGGATCGGCTCGACACGCCGGGCCGGATGGTCATCGAGGCGGCGCCGGACGATCCGCCGCTCCCGCCCGATCCGCCGGCGCCGGAGGGCTACGTGCGAGTGATGGCCGTCGAGTCGACGCCAACGAAGAACCCCAACGTGCTCAAGTTCGCGATCACGCTCTCGAGCGGCGAAGTCGTGACGACGATCAACAACTGGCTCGCGTCGATCGCCGAGGACGCGCGCGAGAAGCGCACGCCGGTCAAGGCCGAAACGAAAACCACGAAGTGGGGTACGGACCTGGTCAGCCTGAAGGCGGCCGCGGATCCGGAGCGGCAGCCGGAGCTCCCGCCGCTCGCCGCCGACGACATTCCGTTCTGAAGGAGGGCCGATGGATCGCGACGAGATCGACGCCCTGGCGGCCACGATCAACCGGCGCCTCGAGGCGATGGAGCGGCGCCAGGACGACTGGGTGATCAAAGCCGATCGCGCGCTGCTCGAACTGCGCGAAGAGACCGAACGCCACTTACGCAAACTGGGCCGGATGCTCGAGACGCTCGACGACACGCTGACTGAGAGGTGACTTGATGCCGTTTGCCTTTGTCTTTTATACCAACCCGCAAGACGCAACCGCGACACTCAAACCGGACGCCGGCGGCGCGATCGAGGCGATCCCCTACAGCGACGCGTCCGGCCGCGCCGGCCATTTGTGCACGGTCGCCGACGGCGTGCCGAGCGGTCACGGCGCCGAGCTGAATCTCGAGGCGCCTGGGTACCTGCCGCAACGCGTGCGCGGGTTTCTCGTGCTCAAGGACGGCGTCGCACGGCTGCAAGTCGACGATTACACGCTGAACGCGGTACCCGAAGCGCCGGCACCCACACCGCCGACAACCGGCGGCGATCCGTTCGCAATCATTAACGCGGTCTATGCGACCGGCCAGTACAACCTCGCGACGCACGAGGGCTGCGGACAATTCACCGAAGGATGTCTCGCCGCGCTGATGGCGCAGGCGTCGCCGATGTGGGGCCATATCCTGAAAACGCCGGGGCAAAACCAATATCAAGGCCACGCCGTCGACGCGCTGATGCTGCTGGCCGGACCGGGGAACGGCATTTTCGACATTATCCAAAGCTCGGTTTCTCCCGAGGCGAAGCCGCAGTACATCCGGCAAGGCGATCCCGATCCGGATCTCTGGTATCAGCCGACGGCCACGAAAGGCGTGAGCCTCGTCGCGCGGCCGACGAAATTCGTGCATCTCACCGGGCTTCCCTACGCTGACGCATGACGGGGATCGTGTCCATGCGGCTCAACGCGTTGTGGTGGTGGATCGATCGCTGGCTCAAATCATCGGCGTATATGGACATGACGCTCGAAGAACAAGGCGCCTACCGGAACCTGCTCGACGCGGCGACCCTGCGCGGCGGCGCGCTGCCGGCCGACGAGCGGATCCTGGCAAAGGCGAGCGGCGATGCGCTGCGCTGGAAGGCGCTGCGGCCGATCGTCATGCGGCACTTCGTCAAAGGCGACGACGGTTGCTATCACAACGAGACGCTTGACGAAGTGATCAAGCAATCGGCGCGGCGTGCAGAAAAACAGCGTGCCTACCGAGAAGGACTCAAACGCGGAAACGGGAAAGCCTGATGGAAACTCCCGACACGGTACATGGCCGGCTGATGGAATCGGTACACCTGTCCGGCTACACGATGGAACGCGCGTGCGGGGAGCTGGAATGGCTGCTCGACGATGATCGTTGGAAGGGCTGCGGCGGTGGGTTTACCGATATCGATTCGTTTTTAGCAACGCTGGACACGGCCAAATTCAAACTGCCGGTAGACCAAAGGAAACGGCTCGCGGCGCGATTACAAGAACTCCGCGCGAGTGATAGTGCAACAGGTCGCGCGATTGGCTGGAGTCGCGAAACCGTGGCGCGCGATCTTGGTAAACGCACAAATGTGCAGGCGCAGCCATCGACGCCGCCGGATCAGGCCGGAAATAAGACGGTCGAAACAGGTACCCGCACAAATGTGCCGCCTGAGTGGTTTCAGGGCGACACCGATCCGTCGAAGGAAGCGAAACGCGAGGCGACGCGCGCGAAACGAAACCTGGCGAAGGTCGCGAAACGCACCGCGGATGCCGCGTCAGCGAAGGACGCGATCGGCGACGACGAGACGTACACGATCCTGCACGGCGACTGCACGACGATTGCGGCCGGCGTCGACGCTGACAGTGTCGATCTCGTATTCACGGATCCGCCGTATCACGACAAAACGATCGGGCTGTACGCCGACCTTGGCGCGATCGCCGCGCGCGTGCTGAAACCCGGCGCCAGTCTGATCACCTACACGTCACACCACCGCATACCCGAAGTGATCGCGATGTTGCAGGCGGCCGGGCTGACGTTTTTCTGGCCGATCGCGATGGTGCATACCGGGCCGTCGGCGCGCATGACCGAGTACGGGATCGTCGTCAAGTGGAAGCCGCTGTTGTGGTTTGTCAAAGGCACGTTTCGGCGGCGCGACAACATGCGCTTTGTCGACGACTTGATCCACTCGACGCCGGAGAAATCCGATCACCCGTGGCAGCAAAGCGTCGTCGAAGCGCGGTACTACGTCGAGGCGTTAACCGAACCCGGCGAACTCGTATTCGATCCGTTCTGCGGCGGCGGGACGACGGCGGTCGCCGCATCGCGTGCCGGCCGGCGCTGGCTGACGTGCGACATCGATCTCGAGTCGGTCTATCTGGCGCGGCAACGGCTGCGGGATGCGTTGGCGCCGGTATGACGCGCGCGTTTCACGGCCTGGTGACCTGTCCAGAGTGCGGCTGTACCCACACGGCCGAAACCCAGTTCGAGCGGTGGATGCGCGCAGAACAGCGCCTCGCGAGCCGCACCGGGATCGTGCGGTTCGATCTGGACGTGCTGATCCATCGGTACATGACGGTCGAGGATGGGATCGGCGTGCGAGATATTCAGGCGATGATGTTTTTGGAAGTTAAAACGTTCGGCGCCGCGATGACGGGCTGTCAGCAGGACACCTTGTCAATGTTGTCGCAAGTGCTGACGAACCGCCGCGGCAACCGCCACCACGACAAACGCGGTCGGCACCTGGACGATCACACGCCACCGGGCCGCGCGTACAGCCACCTACTCGGCACCAAGATCCGGCTGCGGATGTTTGGCGGCCACCTGGTGCAATTTGACGCCGCCGATCCCGTCTCGAGCACGTCGATCCGGTGGGACGGCAAACCCATTTCCAGCGATCAACTCGTGCAATTGATCCGGTTTGAACTTGATCCGCACACATTGCGGCTCATCGACTGGCGCCGGCGGTATCGGCCGGGCTGGAACGACGACATGTTCGCGGAGGCGAGGTAACCGGAGTGGTAACCCGTGGCGTAACAAACCCGGTTATCCGGATCCGGATCCGGATCTCTTATCGCGGCGTGCGCTTTTATTGAGAGATTAGTGCAGGCGCTGGCGCGCCGATCCCCTGTGGAAAACCCAAATGCGACCGGAGAAATACAACCCGACACCGATCCTCGTGGCGCTGCTCCACGAGCTCTTAAACGGCGAGGACTTCGCCACGATTGCCGACCTGGCCGACGCACTGAAAACGCGCGCGGCGACGCTCCGGATCCCGTACGACCCGGAGCGGATTGCGGACGCGCTCGGGACCGTCCACCACAGCCGGGCGCTCCTGACGAGGGTGCGATGAGGTTCTGGGGCTACTCGACGCGGCCGCGGACGTGCGGCAAGTGCAACACGGCCATTCCGGCCGGCGCCGTCGCCTTACGGCTGACGCTCGAACCGTCCGGCGCCGAGCTCTGGCGCTGCCAGGGCTGCGCCGGGCCGCCGCCGGCCGACGTCGTGCTCGCGGTCGAGACGCCGCCGTCGGCCGGCGGCGGCCC